CGTGTTGGAAACTGCAAAGGCCTGCAGACTGCCATAAACAGCCGCTGCTTTGGAGAGCACCTCGTTAATAGTGTTGGTCGACTTGGGAGCCTCAATGGTCACCTGCAAGCCTGATCCAACATCCGGAGTCCATTCCCACACAAAGTCCACCTCAAGGCGTATAGTGCCAGCGGGAGCACCCTCAACGAGCACCACCAGAGTGGTGGCGTCAATGTAGGTCCCTCCCGACAGAGGCTGTGTAGCTGAGGAGAAATTCATATCAGCGGCGCTCAACGGAACATAACGCAGCTCATGCGGCTGTGAGCCCAAGCGACATGTCTTGAACCCACTGCCCACGAACTGGCTCACACCTGGAATGCCGGGCTCGCCAGAAGCCAGGTTGAGCTTGGGCAAAAGCCCAAGAGTCACCATGCCCTGGCGATTCAGCTCACTTCCGGTGTAGTGAACCTTGATGCACCCCGCAACTGGCCGATAGTAGCCAACGGCGGCTGAGGAAAGAAAGGCAGGGCCTTCGCCTCCACCTAACGTCCCCATGGCACCGCCCGGTGCGGCGGCGTAGCCAAAATGCCACATTCCGGTAGAAACAGTAGTATTGGAGTCTCCTCCAGGCACAAACGCGGAGTATGAGTCCACTGCACTACCGTTGTTACCAGCCATGTAGAACTGCTTGGTTCGAAGCAGATAACCCGCATGCCCAACGGCAAATGGCGCTGTGACCAAATCCGCATTGCATGGGTCTGCCAACAGCTGCATATATGCCGCTGCCTGCTTGTCCAACGCCACACCTCCACCACCACGAGAGCTACGCGAACGTGCGCTGCGCGCAGGAACACGCTGCTTTTGTGGGGCCTTTGACCGGGCCTTCTTGCTCATGGCGTTTCTGATCCTTTTGCCAGGCATTTACCTGGACTTTTCCGCCTCCTCCTGGCGGAGCCTCAGTCGCACTTCAAGCACGTCAGCTACAGCACCAGTGGCACGCGAATAGTGGCGGAGCTCATGCTCCAGCGCTACCAAACGCATGTCAAACTGGGCCTCCTGGGGCCAAGTCGCGAGGAAGGTTCCTATCATCTTGTCGGCTCTAACAGGCTCCCATCGATGTTGGATCTCTCCACCATCAAGCCAAAACCTGTAAGCGCAAAACTCAACGAAACCCTCGTTCTCAGCAAACTGAACCTCCTTCAGCTTAAATCCGTACTTGGCATAGGCCTCCATGAGGGACGGAGCAAAGGGGCCACCCAACCAAGAGGTGTCCTCCACGCAATCATCCCCCATGGCAGCAACCGAGCCAACCTCAAAGTCCGACACCAACGCTGCCAAAGCGACGCGGATTCGTGAGTTGGTGGACGAGGTGTTGTAACTGCCACTCTTCTGAATTCCCCTCAAAACCTGCTCAAAGACCGTTC